TGTTTGGCGAGTTTGATGTTGACGGTGCTATCGAAGAAGCGGGTGGCTTTGAGAAAGCGTTCAAGACTGCTCCGATAAAGGGCGTGACTAGGGCGCGTGAAAGCATGCTGACGCCTGCCCAAAAGAGGCGTGCTCGCAAGACTCAGAAGGACTTGGGCCCCTCTGCCCGCAGAGACATGAAGGATGCCAAGCCACCCGTTGAGAGATCTGAGGGTGGCCCTGTATCCAAGATAAAAGAAAAGTCTGTGAGTGGTCAGGTGAAGCTTCTTAACAAAAGCAGAAGGTCTGCAGAGAAGACTGAGAAGAAGCTAAGATCAATGGGTGATGAACTTGATCTGATAAAGAAAACAAAAAAACAGCTAGAAAAAGATTACGGAACAAAGGCCAAAAAGCCTGTTGAGAAAGCCAACGGCGGCATGGCGACAAGCCGATCTCGCAAGCCCAGAGGAGTGGGTGCGGCGGTGCGTGGTTACGGAAGAGCACTCAAGTAAACTAAGATAGATTAAAAACAAAAGGATCAGTTTTGCCATATCTGCAAAGCAACATCCCGCACTTCAAAGCGTGGGTGAGACGGGAATACACACACAATCACGACAAATACCACGGCGAGTTCTTACACGCGATGGTTGTTGCTGTCACCACGATGCCCACGAGATGCCTGAGTTTTCAGGTGATATTCACGGGCTGTGAGAATGATGACGATGAGAACGAGCCCAATGTCCATGGCGGTGCCATGTGGGCCAGAATGCCAATCACTGCTTTGGTAGCAGACACGCCGTTTGAGGATTGGCCCGTTCCTATGGCAGTACACGATGCCCAGCCTTGGGACTGTTCTTCTCACACTCACGCTGTATACGTTCTAGATCGTGCCACACCGTGCCCTTGGCTTGCCAAGATCGATGGAAACTTTTACCCAGCAAAATACTATTTCACTGTTGATTACTCTGAGAATGAGATCGCTGATGATCCTGCGCAGCACAAACAATCGCATGTGATGGAGTTACTTGATGCTGGCGAGTGGACGGGGAATATAGTAGCTTTGCCCAACAACAGGGTGCGAGTGACGCATCCTGCGTGGTTTGAGACTGGCAGTGGGGCACCTGACTTCAAGCCTTCTCAACACATTCACTACAGCAAGTCGGATTTGGATTACACGTTAGATGTGAATCGTATCTTCGATAATCTGTATGCAGATAGTGGCCACGATACTGAGGACGAGTAATCTCGAACATAGGCGAGTAATCTCGACCAGATGAGTAAACTCAAGAAGGGCATGCCATGGCCATAGAGCGCGGTGTAGATGACGTTGATGTCGATGAGCTAGGGATCGAGGACAACACCAAAGAGATCGAGGTGGGCGCTGAGTCTCCTGAAGATCTCATGTTCGATGGCATGGATGATGAAGACGCCGCATTCATGGACGATGGCACCATGGTGTTTGGTGAAGACGAGCTTCGTGAAGACATTCCCCCTCCGTTTAATTCTAACCTCGCTGAAATCATTGATAAGTCTGATCTGGGCAGAATCTATTCTGACTTGATGGCTGACATTGATGACGATAAGTCATCGCGCAAAGAGTGGGTTGATCAGTATACCGAGGGCTTGAAGTTCCTAGGCATGAAGTTTGAAAATCGCACTGAGCCTTTTGAGGGCGCATCTGGTGTGATTCATCCGTTGCTTGCTGAGTCTGTGACTCAGTTCCAAGCACAAGCATACAAAGAATTATTACCTGCTGGTGGCCCGGTTAAGACCATGGTCATGGGTATGGGTACGCCGCAGACTGACCTGCAGGCGGCTCGTGTTCAGGAGTTCATGAACTATCTGATCACTCAGGAAATGAAGGAATACGATCCTGAGACTGACCAGCTGCTGTTCTATTTGCCCTTGTCTGGCAGCGCATTCCGTAAAGTTCATTTTGATCAGTCACTAGGCCGTCCTGTTTCTCGTTTCATCCCATCTGAAAAGCTGATTGTGCCTTACGGCACCACCAGTCTTGATAATGCAGTGCGTATCACGCATGTGATTGAGATGTCGATGAACGAAGTGCGCAAGCTTCAGCAGACGGGCTTCTATCGCAAGACCAAGGTGTCTGGTGAGTCTGACGATACGACATATTCATCTACGGATGTGGATGAAGAGATCGATGAACTGCAGGGCGTGAAGCCATCTGGTAGCTCTAGCGATTACGAAGCAGAGCTCATGGAAGTTCATGTTGAGCTTGATATCCCAGGCTTTGAAGACAAGGACGCGCAGGGTGAAGACACAGGTATTAAGCTACCGTACATCGTCACGTTACTTCCCAAGCAAAACACGATTCTTTCGATACGCAGAAACTATGTCGAAACGGACGTTATGCGCCGTCGCATTGACTACTTTGTGCATTACAAGTTTCTGCCAGGCGTTGGGTTTTATGGCTTTGGTCTGACCCATATGATTGGTGGATTGTCACAGGCATCCACTTCGATTCTGCGTCAGCTGATCGACGCTGGCACGCTGGCTAATTTGCCTGCAGGTTTCAAGGCTCGCGGCATTCGTATTCGTGATAGCGATGTACCACTACAGCCTGGCGAGTTCAGGGATATGGATGCACCTGGCGGATCACTGCGCGATGCGTTGATGCCTCTGCCTTTCCAAGAGCCAAGCGGCACGTTACTGCAGTTACTTGGCATGTTGGTGGAAGCAGGCCGTCGTTTTGCTTCTGTGGGTGATATGCAGGTTGGTGACGGTAACCAGCAGGCGCCTGTCGGCACTACGATTGCGTTACTTGAGCGTGGCACCAAGGTGATGAGCGCGATACACAAGCGCATGCACTACAGCCAAAAGGTTGAGTTCAACCTGCTTGCACGGGTGATCAAAGAGTCACCGATCAAGGCGTATCCGTATCAGATTGCTAGTGGTCAGCAGCAGTTGTTGGCACAGGACTTTGATGATCGTATCGACATCATTCCTGTGTCTGACCCGAATATCTTCTCCATGAGCCAGCGCGTGATGCTTGCTCAAGAGATGATGCAGATGGTGCAGTCGAACCCGCAGATCCATGGGCCTATGGGCATGTACGAGGCGTATCGACGCATGTACGAAGCGATGGGTGTGCAGCAGATCGAGCAGTTATTACCACCACCTCCACAGCCACAACCTATGTCGCCTGCTATGGAGAACGCTGGGTTCTTGCAGATGCAGCCTGCACAGGCGTTTGCTGATCAAGACCATGATGCGCACATCAAGTCGCACTTGGCTCTGTTGAGGTCACCGTTGATTCAAAATGTGCCACCGGGACAACAACAAGCTGCTGCTATGATTCAGGCACATATATTCCAGCATGTTGATTTCAAGGCACGCGAAATGGCGCAACAAGACCCTGAAGTTATGCAGATGCAGCAGCAAATGCAGCAGACTCAGCAGCAAGCGCAGCAAGAGGCGCAAGTTAACCCAATGGCTGCGCAACAGGCTCAGATGCAGATGCAGCAAATGCAGCAGCAGATGCAGCTGATCATGGAAGATAAGGTCGCTCAGATCACAACACAGATCATAGAAGAACTTGCTCCAGAGCTTGCACCACCACAACAAGATGACCCATTGGTTAATCTGCGTGATCGTGAGCTTGATATCAAAGAAGCAGATCTGCAGCGTAAAGCGAGTGAAGCTAATCGACGCATTGATCTGGAAAGTGAGCGTATTGATAACACTGCAGACATGGCTGATGAGCGCATGGAGTTGCAGAAAGAGATCGCTGACATGAAGGACGATGTGGCCCGTGAGCGAATAGGCTTGCAACGTTCTGCACAGATGGCTAAAACCGCAGAAAATATTGCCAAAGATTTTTTCAGGCAGTAAATCAAAAGAGGGATTTACAATGAGTTCAGTAAGACAGAAGATGGCCGCAGTTCAAAAGGCCGTCAACAAAGCAGAAGAAAGACTACGCCTTGGTGAGGCATTAGTTCCTGCACCCGAAGAGGTTAAGGAGCCAGAGGCAACTCCAGCACCTGTTGAAGATAAGGTTGAAGAAGTTGCGCAGCCAACACCAGAGAAGAAGGCAGAGCCTAAAAAGAAGGCTGCTCCAAAGGCCAAAGCCAAATCAACACCAAAAGGTAAGAAGTCATGATCAAGCGTCAAACGAGTTTTCCCCAGCCAAAGGTCACTGATAGCAAGGTGTCTATCAAGGATCAGGGCACGGTGAACTATGCAAAGAGCGAGTCTGTAGCTACACCTACTTCGTCTGCCCCCTACGGTGCAGGTGAAATGCGTGGTGGTGGCGCGGCATTGCGCGGCAAGAAGTTCAGCGGAATCTTCTAATTTCTATGTTTGCACCAATGATGCAATACAGAGATGGGCGTCCTAATGACCCTGTTGAAAGGCGTCTTGTTCAACATACAGGGCCACAATTTGGTCAGCTTCAAGGTGGCTCTGGGCCTACACCCCCATCGTTGCAAGAAGTGCTCGCAGGGCGCGGCTTTACGATGCCTGAAAAGCCCAGATTTTCATCGCGAGACGTGGCTTTTTTAGGGACAGACCCCGTGACTGGCCGAATGCGCCAAGGCGGAAGTACGGATAGCGGATATTATAAAAAACTGGATGAAATGTACGCTCAAAACCCAGAAGCTCTGGAGATTGCGAAGCAGTACAACACCGATCCCACGCAATTTGGTGGCAAACCGGCTCCTACCAGATCGCTACAGCAACCGCTTCAATTTACCCAACGACCTGTGCAACAATTCCAGCCTATTCAACTAGGAGTTTCTGGTGACAACAATAGTGCAGAGGCTTCTCGCCGAGGACAATTAGGCCAACAACCTCAGTTTGGCCAACAACCTCAGTTCAACCAACAAGGCATGCAGCAGATGATGCAGTTCATGCAGCAAATGATGCAGATGTTCTCTATGATGAGCGGCCAAGGCGGGCGAGGTGGTTTCGGTGGCGGATTCAATCAGCGCCCACCCATGCTTGGCGGTGGCTTTGGTGGCGGGATGGGCGGTGGATTTGGTGGTGGTTTTATGAATCAAGGGCCATACGGCGGTGGATTTGGGCAGGGTGGGTATCAACAGCCAAGGCAAAGACCAATGCCTAGCTACCCTAGGATGCAAAACAATTACTCTCAAGACCCATTCGGGGGTTATTAGCAATGGATGCAATACAAGATGTGCTGAAACGCATTGCGGAGCTTCGTGGTTCTCAACCTAACAGGACTTATACCAACCCTGTTAGCGGCGATAGAATGTACCAGCCGCCTATGCCAACG